TTTAGATGACAAGGGAACCTACAAAGATGAAATCAATGAAAAAATAGACGCATTGTTAGAAAAGAATACATGGCTTAAGAAAGCCGAGAAACCTGCTCAGCAAGGATTTATTAAAGCAGGTACGGAATCTAAGCCAATGACAACTGAAGAGCAATTACGTGCTCAAATCAGACAAGGACTCGGCCTCAAAGGCTAAGTCCTATTTTAATACTTTGAAAGGAAGGTAATTTTATTATGGCAAACAATATCGCATTACAGACCCTACTTGCAGAAGAACTCGATAAGGTTTTAGTAGGTGCTATCAAATCAAGCGGCATGGAAGCAAATGCTGCAGGAATCAAATACAATGGTGGAAACAAATTCCAGTTCGCTAAGATGAGCTTTGGTGACGTTTCCGACCTCGATTACAACAGAAACACTGGTTTTGCAAACGGTGCTGTTAACGTTGAATACGAGACAAAAGAATTCAAGAAGGACTGGGGTAAGTCTTTCCTGATTGACGCTATGGATGTTGACGAGACAAACTTCATTGCAACCGCAACAAACGCTCTTGGAGAATTCGAAAGAACTGTCCTTGCTCCTGCTGTTGACAAGTTCAGATTTGAAGAGATTGTTACTCTTGCAGATGCAAACAATAAGATTTCTTATGTTGCTGGTTACACTGGACTCCGCAATGCTATTAAGCTTGCTCTCACTGACACAGGACTTTCTGAAAGCGACCTTGTTGCTTACATGACTCGTTCTGCATACGAAGACCTTGTTACTGACAACAAGTTCACTAAGTTCATCAAGGTTGACGGCGGCACTGGCGTTATCAATGCAAACGTTACTTCTGTTGATGGTGTTGAAATCATCGTTGTTGATGACAGCAGACTTACAACTGCTAAGTTCATCGTATGCGACAGAAAAGCACCTATCGCTATCGTAAAGCACCAGATTTCCCGCATCTTCACTCCTGAAGAGAACCAGAGTGCTGACGCTTACAAGATTAACGTTCGTATCTATCACACACTCGAAATCAAAGATAACGAGCTTCCAGCAGTAGTTGTTGCTACAACTGCTTAATCATCATTCGTAGGAGGTGAGCAAGATGGCATACGCGGATGGAACATACTATAAAACTGTGTACTATGGCGTAGAAATTCCAGACGACGATTTGGAACGTCTTCTTGCTCGTGCGAGTGAGAAGATTGATTACGCGACATATAACCGCTCACGTCATTTTGACGAACTGAGTGATTACGAAAAAGAAATGATACAAAAGGCCACTTGCTCAGAAGCCGAGGCAATATATACATACGGGGACAACGACGATGGAGTAGCTGGTTTATCTGGCTATTCCATTGGCGATGTCTCGGTTTCATTAGGAGGCCAAGATGCAATCAATGGTATCACAGGCGGCTTAGTATCAATCAAGGCTTATAAATATCTGAAAAATACAAGATTAGTAAGCAGAATATTATAACAAAGGAGGTATTCAACAATGATGAAGAAACTTCCTTACTATAAACAATGGGATGTAACACCGATTACTGTTTATCTTACAGAACAAGGCAAAGGTGGAAAGAAAGAAACCGAGGAAACATGGACGGGCTTATGTAATTTTAGCGAAACGCATAAACGAGTACAGAACAGTCAGGGTATATGGGTTCACCTTTCAGGCGTAGTTCATATTAAGGGTGATATCTTCCCAGATAAAGACCATATCGAAGGATACGTCATTATTAATGGTCAGAAATTAAATATTGATTATTCTTCGAGGCCGAGAAACCCAGACGGAACTATAAATCATACAAGGTTGGAACTCATCTAATGGCAGACTACAGAGTCGAATTAAACGACGCGGTTCTAGCTAAAATAAAACAAGCTCATATCAATGCAGCAATTAAAACTGCTAATTCCATTATGTTAGACGTCGATGAAGAACAGACAGTACCTTTCTTATATGGTACCCTCGACCAGTCTAAATTTATTGATGACTCGGATATCTTACATGAAGGTATAAGAATCTTATACAACACACCTTACGCGGCTAAACAGTATTTCGTCCCTATGAATCACAATTTCACGCAGCACGCACATGCTACAGACCACTGGCTTGACCCGTATTTGCCAGGCGGAACTAAAGCATCCTTTGCTAAGGATAAGTACGTACAGCATTTTAAGAAAGAATTTTAAGGGAGGTAATACAAAATGATGACTACGTTAGATTTTTTGGATTATCTCGAATCCGTGAACGAAGTAAACGGAATGAAATTCTATGATGGATTTTGTGATGAATCCAAAGAAAAATCAATCACAGTGTATTTAAGGTCCAATGTTACAGCTAAGGATTATCGCGGATTCACAGACCCTTCAACACAGCTTCTCCCAATCACGGTCATGATGACTTATGGAGAAGATAACAGTGAAGCTCAGGAAACCGCGATGAACTTCTGGCACGACCTGAAATACACATATCATACATTTAACGGATACAAATTCCATATCGTTCCTAAGTTAAATATGCTCCCAGTTTCTTTATCTAAGAATGAGGCAGGATATTTCCAATACGCTATGGATTTCAATATCTTTTATGAGACACTTTAACGAAAGGAGCAATTAAACAATGGCAGAATATACAAAAGCTTATCCAGCTCATATGGATAGTTTAAAGGTTGGAGAAGTTGGTGCTCAGTCTTCAGCTCTTAAGACTGTTGGCGGTGTCACAACTGTTACTCCTAACCAAACTGATACAGTTCAGGAACGCAGATACAGAACTGGTGCAGGTGGTTCCTCATTCTATAAAACATGGCTTACTTTCCAGATTCAGTGCGTAGGCGACTACATTCCTGATGATGAAGGACAGGCAATCATACTTGGTAAAAAGAGAAAATTCGGTGAAGAAGCTCAGGTTCAGTTCCTTTACGATTATGGCGATGGCTCCACTGAGTCTGGTGTTGCAACCGTGCAGTTCGACAACCACGGTGGTGGACCTTCTGACGACTTGGTCCCACTCAGCTTTACACTTTTAGCTGACGGAAAACCTACCTATACACCAGCCCCTTCAGGAAACTAAAACCAAACATACACAGGCTGGTTCAATTAATTTTGTTCCAGCCTTTATTTTTTTATCTATTTGAAAGGAGATTTTAGAAATGGCTAAAAACATGATGATTAATCTTAATGACCATTTTATGGATAATGATAAGAGACCTCTGATTATTATTGGAGATAAGACCTACCCTGTAGACGATACTTTTACTACAGCTGAAAAATGGAGAAAACTCAGGAATTCAGGAAAGAGCAATATTGAAGAACTTTACAAGTTGGCATTCGGTGATGAGAATGCAGCCGAGATACTCGGTCTCAATCTTAGACTCTATAACTGGAACCTTTTAAATCTTACTCTTCTTGGTATCTATAACGGATACTCACAGGAGGAAATCGAGGACTCCTTTCGTAAATTGGAAGAGCCCAAAGAAAGCACAAAATAAATATGCGATAGTTAAGAAATGTGGATATGATGTCGATTGGAAGAACGATAAAGACCTAATCGCAATGTCTATATTTCATGACTACGGAATTCCTGTAACCGAGCAAGAAACAATGCATTACAGGGATTATTTATTTGCCATATCTGGATTGGACGGTGAGTCTCAATTAGGTCGTGTTGTAAGAGCAAGACAGAATAAAGACCCTAAAACCAAGACAGACTGGGAAGTAAAAGAAAAATATAAATGGAATAAACACTTAGAGGAAGTCAGGATTGCTTATCTTGATACCCTCACAGATGAAGAACGTGAAGCTTTCTTTAAGCAGGAAATTGCTGAGAAGAAGGCTTTATTCAATCACTAATTATGAAAGAAAGGAGGAAACCGCGAAATGGCAACAGGGACAGAAGTTGGAAGCGTGTATTTACGCTTAGCTTTAGAATCTGATGTTAACCAACAGGTACAACAGGCCACAGACGAGGTTGGCAAAACAGCCAGCACAAGTTTTGGCAATATGTTTAAAAAGGCATTCAGTGTAGCAGCTGTCGCGGCTGCAATAAATGCTTTTAAAAGCTTCGCGAATGAAGCAATTAGTCTCTATCGCATTCAAGAAGATGCTGAAGTTAGACTTGAAACGGTTATGAGACAAAGAATGGGTGCTACTGATACACAAATCCAACAGATTAAAGATATGGCATCCGCGATACAAGAAGTTGGTGTTGTTGGCGACGAAGTAACCCTTTCAGGAGCTCAGCAATTAGCAACATTCCTTTCCAGCACAGAGTCATTAAAGACATTGATGCCAGCAATGGATGACCTGCTCGTTGCACAGAAAACATTAAATGCGACTGCTGGTGATGCAGTCAATATCGGTAATATGTTCGGTAAGGTTATGCAGGGCCAGACAGCAGCATTATCACGTGTGGGTATTACATTCGATGAAACCCAAGCAGAAATGCTTAAATTTGGTACTGAAGAAGAGAGAGCCGCTACATTGGCAGAAATTATTACCAACAACGTTGGTGAAATGAACAAGGCATTAGCGGCTACTGACTCAGGAAAAATACAAAGTGTAGAGATGGCACTTGGCGATGTCAAAGAAGAATTTGGCGAAGCTTTCCAAGAACTCAAGGTGTCATTCCTCCCTGCTATGACTGAATTCATTAAACTCCTTGCTGATTTAGCAGCTAAATTACAATCAATTGCAGGAATAGTAACCGAATTCTCAAGTGCTGTAGGTTTAACTAAAAACCCGTTCCAAGACTCTATAAGAGGAGATGCTAAGGAACAATATGATGCACTGATTGCTCAAAGACAGGATATTATGTCACAAATCCAAGCACTTACAGCTGATGACGTTGAAGAAGTAGCAGAGGAAGTCGCGGAAGCAGTAAGTGATACAAAATCAGACAATAGCAATCCTTCGGCTTCTTTCGACCAATTCAATATTTTAAGATTTAAAGATGCTACTAAGAATTTATTGGATGCATCCGAGACATTAGAAGGTGCTGCAGATAGCATGGGTATTGATTTATCAGACACTCCTGATAAAGACCAGATAGAAGATTTACAAAAGCTTTTAGAGGATATAAACAACCAAATTCTTCAGATGTATCACGATAACACTTATTCTGAAGAAACCGTTAATGCTATTAACGAGCATATGGAAGAGATTAAAGATGAGAATATCGCTGACAGAATAAACGATTGGGCTGACTCTAAAACACAGGGAGATACCCTTGTATGGAATAAAGATTTGCTTTATTGGATTGAAAACATTGCTAGTGATGCACAGAAAGAAATCTGGAACAGATACTATGACCCATCAACTCAAATGCTCAACACTGAGGATATGACCTATGCTGAAAGAAGGACATTAGAGGATGCAATTAATGCGGTGTTCCCTAATGGAACCGAGGACCAAACATCATTAAGAGATGTTGCAGAGGCGTTTTTCGGTGATGGAGGAAGCTTTACTAAAGGTGTTGAGGCATGGGGTGATATGTGGTCTGGATACTTCCAAAATGCAGAAGATAACCTGTCTGAAATGAAAGCATACGACTCGGATGTCTATAAACTAACAGATGAAGAATTACAGGAAATCCGTGAAGTTGATAGTAAGCTTGCTCAGATTGTAGACAAATATATGAATCCGAGCGATAACACCCTTTCTGGTAAAGCTAGCGGCATGTCGGAGCAGGAATTTGCTTATTTTTATAACTTCCATAAAAATAAGACCAACGATAATATGTTTTCTCATGACAGCAGCGAGTCTTACTTCAAAGTAAAGGTACCTGGCTATGCTTCAGGCGGTGTTGCTTATCAGCCAGAACTCGCTATTGTTGGTGACCACAAATCAGGTGGTGGTGAAATTATTGCTCCTGAAAATCTTATGAGACAGATTATCAAAGAAGAACTCGGTCGCAATAATCAAACCATTAATTTAACCGCTCCAATATACATTGACGGTGACTACATCACGGATGCAAACATTAGAAACATAAATACTCAGACTCAATTAAGAGGCAAACAACAGATTAGATAAGGAGGTTTCGCATTATGGCATATCAATTAAATGGCGTCGCTATTGCGGAGCCTGAAATTTTTGAAGTTACTTTTGAAGATATACATGCAGAAGGAACAGGAAGAAACGAAGCAGGCGTCGCTCTTGTAATTATTTTAAGAGAAGGCGTAAGACAGTTCACCGCTCACTGGACATGTAACACTCAAGAGAAAACAACTATATTATCACAATTAAACTCTGGAACTCACAAGACAAAGACCTTTACATATGTTGACCCTGAACTCGGAGAAGTTACTAAAACATTCTATACAGCAAATAAAAGAGTTTTAGATTATGCAAATGGCGTATGGGAAATCTATTGTGATTTTACAGAGGTTTAAGGAGGTGACCGCGTAATGTATAACGGATATTCAGCAGCATACAGGGCAGCGGTTATGTCCAATGTTCAAAAAAGAGCAATATCAATTACTTTAGACGGTACACCTTTAACCGATGACGACTTCATTGATGGAGCTCCTAAAATTAAAATGTCGTGTCTGCCTAATACCGAGTTTGAATTTGGCGGCACGGTTTCAAAACAATTTACCTGTAATCTTCAAAACAGGAACCAAAGATGGAATGGTACAAGATTTAATAATAAGGTCGTTACCGTTTCCGTAGGATTAGAAATAGCTGGTGGAACCGTGGAGTACATACCCTGCGGTTCCTTTTATATTAATTATTCTGGCAAACCTTATAGTTCTATCAAGATTGAAGCTGCGGATAAAATGCTTGCAGCCGAGAAATCATACTCGGATACAACACTAACTTATCCAGCAACACTCCTTCAGATAGCTCAAAATGTTGCCAGTAAAATGGGCATCTCTTTAGCAGGTTCATTCAGAAACAGCTCTTACACGGTTGCTACAGCTCCTAACAAAGATGAATTCACTTACAGAGACATCATCGGATTTGTA